AAGCAGAAGGAGATAGTGGATTCCTTTCTGATGAAGAAAAGGAACAACTTCTAAAACAATTGGATGAAACCATTGCAGAAGTAGCGGATGAACAAGACCAAAAGGTTGATGAACTTACAAACGAAATAGAAGAACTTAAACAAAAGGTAAATAAATAATGGCAAATCGTTTAATACAATCACTTAGTTCAAGTAATACAAATAAAAGTATTAGACCAACTCAACTACCAACTGGTCTTGTAGTTGATGTTATTCTTGATGAAACTCACGAAAGATTGGTAAAATACGAAGAAGCATTTAAAGAGCTATTTACAGATGGAAAAGATGCTGGTTTTAAAGTTGGTGCAGTAGTTGTTCAACCATATGATGATAGAATTTCAGAACCCGAAAATTTACCAATTTATTTACCAGAAGGTAGTGGCTTAGATTTTGAACTTCCACTTATAGGAGAAGAAGTAATTTTAACAACGATAGGTGGAAAAAAATATTACAAAAGATTTCCAGCAAGAACTTTAAATGTGGGTGATGCAAGACCAGAACAAATTGCTGGTTTATATCCTGAACAAAACAAAGAAGAAAAAAATCAATCATACTCAAGTGTTTCCCAAACCGGAACTCCTACTTCCAATGTAAGTAATAGTGAAGAGTATAAGGTTGGAAAATATTTTGAAGAAACTCCTATTAATAAACTAAAACTTTATGAGGGAGATAGATTAATACAATCAAGATTTGGACAATCAATACGATTTAGTGGATATAATAATGAAGATAAAGAATTTTCACCAACAATAATTTTTAGAAATAAACAAGCAGAACCTGAAACAGAAATAAAAGAAGGTGATTTAATTGAAGAAGATATTGTTAATGATGGTTCTACTATTGTACTATCAAGTAACAAATATAAATTACCATTTGTACCAGGTAACAGAGATGTAAAAGTTGAAACAGCAGAATCTGCAGAATATTATGAAGCACCAGAAGAGTTAGACGGTAATCAAATTTTAATAAATAGTGATAGGATTATCTTATCTTCAAAAACTCAAGAAATGATTTTCTTTTCCAAAGGAAATATTTCGTTTATATCGGATGGTAAATTTACACTTGATAATGGCCAAGATGGTGCTTCCATTGATTTGAATGGTGAGTATAGAACTACAACTAATGATAACGATATGTACTTTTTAGGTGGGAGTGGGGATATATATCTTAATACTGAAAGTCAAGATGAACCACTTGCAAGAGGTCAAACTCTAATTGATATATTAAGTGAAATACTTGATGAGTTACAAAAAGAAATTCATCCTACTCCAGCTGGTCCATCATCTCCTCCAACAAATGCATCGGCGTATGCGAAGATACAAAGTAAATTAGATACAATATTATCTACACAAAATTTTACAGAATAAAAAATGTCTTTCGCTATATTCAAACAAAATATGTTGAGTTATATGGGAAATCAACCAGGTATAAATTCCTATAATGATTTCGCAAAAAAACTTACTGATGAATATGATATGGCGGTTCGTAGAGGATACCAAACAATAAATCAAATACCTATTGCTAAAGATAACAAACCACTAATGCAAACGTTGGTTACTTTAGCTTGTAGTACTGCATTAAGTAAACGAGAGGGACAGCATACTTTTATAGATGATATTGGAAAAGGAGTTGTTGGTTATTGGACAGGAGCAACTTTAATGACGGGAATTCCTCCAATCATACCAGCTACAGGAGCTATACAAAACGTAACTACGGTATCCGCATTTGTAACAACACCTGGTCAGTTTCCAACTGTTGGTCCTTTAACTACTACAATGGATTCGGGTGTATTTTTGGACAAGTTAATTAATGCAATGCAAATTCATCTTACATCAATCGAAGGTTTGTATATAACAATATCTTTATATCCTGGATTTCCTCTTGTACCACCAGCACCTGGTATTAGAAGTTGGACTGGGTTTACAATACCTCCTGCAGGTCCAAGTGTTCCATTCGAACCACCACAGGCAGGTAATACACTACTTGGTGCTATTACAAAATTAGCATCTGCAATTCTTGAAGGATTGATAATGAGTGAGGCTGATAAACAAGAAGCTCAACGAGAGGCAGATGAGGCAGATGCTGTTGCAAACGATACATCCTTACCTCAAAATGGTAGAACATCTGCAAAAGAATATTCTAACTTAAAAAAATCTGAAATAAACACAGGAGAAAAAAATGCAGCAGCTGTTGAATTATCAGAAGAAGAATTGAAAGCTATTGAAGAAACCACACCACCTGAATATAAATGTGAACAAGGTACTAAGATTGTTGCAATTGCAAAAAGAGATATTGGTATTTTAGAAACAGGTACACCTCCTGGTAAAAACTATGGCGGGTTTCCTGGTGGAGTTCAAAAAAATGAACGAGGTAGGATTGATGATATGTTTGATAATGTAGGATTGGATAATCAGGCTAAAGTTAAAAAAACAGGTAGTGGTTATTATTGGTGTGCTGCCGCTGTTGCAACTTGGTGGCAAGAAGCAGGTTTAGAAACACCAAGTGGTGGGGCAAGTTGTGATAATTGGATGAATTGGGGAAAACAAAACGGATATTGGAGTACCAAACCAAAAGTAGGTGCAGCTGTTTTATATGGTTCACCCTCCGATGCACATCATATTGGTATTGTTGCTGGTGTAACTGCAACTGGTGGTATTATTACAATCGAAGGAAATACAAGTGGTGGTGGATTTAATAGAAATGGATGTGGTGTATTTCAGAAAGTACCAAAAAAATATTTAGGATTTGTAAACCCACCTGATTGCTCATAACCATAAACTCATAAAGAATATATTTATATTAAGATAAAAGAAAACAATTTATAATGGATACTAAGAAATTAGCAAAATTAATTAAAGTAATTGTAGAAGCTGAAGTGGCTAAAAATCACGAAAGATTTCTTACTAAAACCTTTCCTAAGATTTTAGAAGAAGAAGTATCTCGTAGAATGAAAGTTCTATCGGAGGAGAGGGGAGGTGTTGCTGCTTCCTCCACGCAAATCGTGGAAGAGGAAGTAGACCCATTTCAAATGGCAGAACAAGCACTACAAGAAGAAAGACAACAACCTAAAAAACAGTTTACAAAAAATGCTGTTTTAAATGAGGTACTAAATAATACAAAACCATTTTCAGCAGAACAAAGAAAAGGTGGAGTTGAACAAAAATCTGTATTAGATAAATTTCAACAACCTGTAAATGAAAGTATGGATAAAACAGTTTCATTTACTCAAACAACTGCAGGAGGTGGTCTTGAAAGCATGAGAGCTCAAATGGCATCTCAAATGGGTTATGGTGATATAAAAAGGGGACCAAGTAAAACAGGTCTTGGAGTTCAAACAGGATTGCCTGGATTAGATAGAATTTTAAACAGAGATAATTCAGAACTTGTTAAAAAATTTAAGAGATAGGAATAACTGATGGCTTATGTTCTTGATAGAAAAGTTGTAAAAGATACCAAAGAATTTAATGACTTTGCGTATGGTATAACCTTGCCTTTAAAAAGAGGTAATACGGGTTTCTTTGAACAATCTTTTTCTTCATTTGAACAGGCTAAGACAAATTTAAAAAATCTTTTGTTAACTAAACAAGGTGAAAGAGTAATGCAACCAAACTTTGGTACTGGATTACATTCTCTTTTGTTTGAACAAATGACAGATGATTTTGAAAATAAGTTAACAGAAACCATAACTAAGAGTGTTGGTTATTGGTTACCATATATAAACATAGAAGAAGTTGATATTAAAATGACTGATGAAATGAAAGATATGCACAGAGCAGATATGAACATTAAGTTTACAGTTGGTAACCAAATAGAAACACAAGAGATAACATTTAGAATTCAGGAGTAATAAAGGATGGCTTTAAATAGTGTAACAAAAAGAAGTAATCAAGGGAGAGATATAAAATATCTTAATAAAGATTTTGCTAAATTCAGACAAAATCTAATTGATTACGCAAAAGCATATTTCCCAAAAACTTATTCTGATTTTAATGAATCATCACCAGGTATGATGTTTATTGAAATGGCATCATATGTGGGTGATATACTTTCATACTACACAGATGATACTTTAAAAGAATCATTGATGTTGTATGCAGAAGATAAGGAAAATGTTATTGCATTGGCCTCTTATTTAGGATACAAACCAAAAGTAACTTCACCTGCTATTGTTAAACTATCTGTTTACCAATTAGTACCAGCTACTGGTAGTGGTAGTACAATACGACCAGATTATGATTATTCATTAAGAATTAAAGAAGGTATGGTATGTGAATCAAATGGTGGAATTATTTTTAGAACAACCGAACTTTTAGATTTCAATGATGAAACAGATAGAGAAGTTGTTGTATATCAAAGAGATTCAAACACAAACGAACCAACACAATATCTAATAAAAAAATATGTAAATGCAATTTCAGCTGAATTAAAAACAACATCTGTTCAGTTTGGTACTGCTCAACAATTTTCACAAATAAGATTAGCAGATACAAATATTATTGATATCTATGATGTAAGAGATTCAAATGGAAACAAATGGTATCAAGTTCCTTATCTTGCACAAGAAATGGTTTATGTGGATTATCCAACTTCAGAACAAACAGATAAAGATTTAGCACAATTTAAAGATTCTGTATCAAGTGTTTTAAAACTTATAAAAACATCAAGAAGATTTACTACAAAGGTAAATGAAGATAATACAACTTCAATAATATTTGGAGGAGGTAACTCAACATCATCAGATGAAACATTAATACCAAACTTTAAAAATGTTGGATTAGGATTAAATTCATCCATAGATAGATTGGGTGCATCATTTGACCCTTCTAATTTCTTAAAAACTAAAACATATGGACAGGCTCCTGCAAATACAACATTGACTGTTTCTTACTTAGTAGGTGGTGGAGTTGAATCCAATGTTGCTTCAAAAGAAATAACAAGAATTAATTCTATTTCGTTTGATGAAGATACGAGTGTATTTGGTTCGGCAGAATTAGCACTTTATAACAGAATGAAAGCTTCTGTTGCAATAGAAAACGAATTACCAGGTAGAGGAGGTAGAGGTGCAGAATCTATCGAAGAGATTAGAGAAAATTCATTAGCAAACTTTGGTTCACAAAACAGAGCGGTAACAAGAAAAGATTATCAAGTAAGAGCGTTATCGTTACCTCCAAAGTATGGTGGTGTTGCAAAAGCATATTGTGCACCAGATGGAGAGTTAGATAACAACTCACCTAGTTCTATATTAAATAATCCTGATTCATTAGATGAATTTGCAGGTTTAGTACAATCACTAAAAGATACTAAAGTTACTGAACAAGAAATTAAAGAAGAAGTAAGGAAGTTTTTAAGTAGTAAAAAGAATAATGTAAATGAAAAAAATAAT